GCCATACGAAGCACAAATAGTATCTCACAGGCCACTGTGGCCCTGGTTTGGTCAGAAGATTAAACCAAAACATTTGACTGACTTTTCTTAGTATACTATACTAATCATACAATTCTATAAATACTGACTATGTTATTTGGATCACTAATCATGTTAGTGGCCGTTACTATTTCAGCAATTGCTGCTTGGTATTCGGTTGCTGGTCTTACTGCCATCTTTAGTGCAGCGGTTATACCTGTTATTATCATGGGCGGCGCCCTTGAAGCCGGTAAACTGGTTGCAACTGTTTGGCTACATAACAATTGGCGCCGAGCCGGTTGGGTGTTCAAGGCCTATCTAATTCCTGCCATTGTGTTTCTTATGCTGTTGACCAGCATGGGTATCTTTGGCTTCTTGAGTAAGGCACACTCAGATCAAAGTTTGGTAACCGGAGATGCTACTTCCAAAGTTGCCATATATGATGAAAAGATTGCAACCGAAAGAGAAAACATAGCACAGGCCAAAAAGGCCATTGAGCAAATGAATGCACAAGTTGATCAAATGCTCGGCCGAACAGACACAGAGCGTGGTACAGACAAAGCAGTTGTTATTCGAAAACAACAGGCCAAAGAGAGAACAGCACTACAAGCAGAAATAGCACGGAGTCAGAAAGAAATTCAAAAGTTACAAGCCGAACGAGCACCTTTTGCCGCCGAGGCTAGAAAGGTAGAGGCCGAAGTTGGACCTATTAAGTATATTGCTGCCCTTATATACGGGGACAATCCTGATCAAAATATTCTTGAGCGGGCTGTACGCTGGGTTATTATTCTTATTGTTATTGTATTTGATCCGCTTGCCCTAACACTAATTCTTGCTGCCAACAAACAATTTGAATGGGCTAGAGCTGGTAAAGGTGGTTGGGTACATGATGAGGAAGAAAATACCGAACTGAGGGATCAATCGAAAGATGAATCTCATGCGGCGAACGCAGGGGATGGAAACCTGCAACCTCAAATTGAGCCTATTGCTACCGAAGAAGAGTTCTTTAATCAAGCAAAATATGCTGCTCTATCGGCAGATATTTTAGATGAACAACGCAGAGCCGATGAAGCCAATGCTGTTATGGCTGAAATAGAAAAGCCTGAACCAAATTTAGATATTCCGGTATTAGAAAATGCGGAAACATTGGCACAAAGAGTAATTGACGAAGATAAAGAAGAAACTCCTAAAGAGGAAGAAAAGTCTGTTGAAGTGGAACAACATTTAGAAGAACTCCCATCACCTTCAGTGCCAGAACCTAAACCAATTGACGAATTTAATACACCAATTCGTCGTGGCAACGATTACGCTGTGAGGTACCAAGGTAAAGTTTATAACCTAGATGCGTTTAATGCATTACATCCAAGTTTGGCAATCAAAGCAGACAATGAAACATTAAGTAATGCAAGTCAGTGCGGGTTTGGCGATCGATTCCCGAACGATCCAATGAAAGGTGATATGTATATCAGAACAGATTACCTGCCAGAAAAGTTGTTTAAATGGAATGGAACTAAATGGATTGAAGTTGATAAAAACTCAACTGACAGTTATACTTACAATCAAGCTTACATACAGCATCTTATACAAAAATTAGAAGCTGGTGAATACGAAATTGAAGATCTCAACGAAGCTGAACAAGCCCAAGTTGAGCAACAGATAGAAGAAATCTTGCAAAAGAAAAATGTATAGTAACTATATAACACCGCCGGACTTTGTCGAAGACCCTCTACATACAATAACAATAATTGATGCCTCAATTGATGATGTAGAATTATTAGCAAAATACGCTCAACAAAGTGATGAAGATTATAATATCTATCTGTATAGAAATGAGATGAATAATCTTGATTGGTTAAACGTTGCTATGAATAAAAGCGATTCAGTCATAGTAAACATTGATAACTCAAATTGGTTAGATTTATGTAGAACAAGCAAAGTGTTTTATTATGGGAATACTGATATACTAAGCCCATCAATAAAAATTACAAATATTTTGGAGTATTTTGTAAGACGTAAAAATCTTAATAAATAATCTTATGACTAATGAAAAATTCAAAATTATTGGAAATTTGGTTTACGTTACACACGATAACGTTGAAAAAGCACTAAGAAAATTTAAAAAGAAAGTAGCGGAATCTGGAATTTTACAAGAGTTACGTGATCGTGAAACTTACACTAAACCAACAACTAAACGTAAAAAAGCTAAAAATGCTGCTGTCCGTCGTTGGAAAAAGAAACTTTCAGACGAGCAGTTACCAAAAAAATTGTTTTGATCGTTTAAATATCATATAATACTGGTATAAATAATTGTATAGGGTGCTACGGGCCCTTACAATACTTGCTTAATTAAGGAGAAAACTATGAGTACAATCATCGGTATTGATCTCGGTACCACCAATAGCTGCGTAGCAGTAGTCGAAAACGGAATCCCAAAAGTAATTGAAAATTCAGAAGGCGCTAGAACTACACCTAGTATTGTAGCCTATACTGCTGATGAAATTCTTGTTGGGGCTTCTGCAAAACGACAGGCAGTAACAAATCCCAAAAATACAATTTATGCTGCTAAACGTCTAATTGGACGTAAATTCAAAGAGCAGGCAGTTCAAAAAGACATTGACCTAATGCCGTATACTATCATGGAAAGTTCCAATGGCGATGCATGGGTCAAAGCCAATGATAGAGAACTAGCACCACCTCAAATTAGTGCTGAAGTACTTCGTAAGATGAAAAAGACTGCCGAAGACTATCTTGGACACGAAGTGACACGAGCAGTGATTACAGTACCTGCTTACTTCAATGATAGTCAGCGCCAAGCTACCAAAGATGCAGGTGCTATTGCTGGCCTAGAAGTACTGCGTATTATCAATGAGCCGACCGCAGCGGCGTTGGCTTATGGAGTAGATAAGAATGAAAAAACAGATCGTAAAATTGCTGTTTATGATCTTGGTGGTGGTACCTTTGATATATCTATTATCGACATCGCTAATGTGGATGGTGATAAACAATTCGAAGTACTTAGCACCAATGGGGACACATTCCTTGGGGGTGAAGACTTTGATCAAAGATTAATGGATTATCTTATTACCGAGTTCAAGAAAGAAAGCGGTGTTGATCTCGGCAAAGACGTTATGGCACTGCAACGCTTAAAAGAAGCAGCAGAAAAAACAAAGATTGAACTTTCAAATAGTACACAAACAGATGTTAACTTGCCTTACATTACAGCCGATGCCACAGGCCCAAAACATTTAAATTTAAAAATAACTCGCGCCAAATTTGAAAGTTTAGTAGAAGATTTGATTCAACGTTCAATTGAACCATGTCGTATTGCAATGCGTGATGCTGGTGTTACAGCCAGCGACATCGATGAAGTTATTCTTGTTGGTGGTCAAACTCGTATGCCTAAGGTTCAAGAAGCAGTTGAACAATTATTTGGACGGGCACCTCGTCGAGATGTCAATCCAGATGAAGCAGTAGCAGCCGGAGCAGCAGTACAAGGTGCTGTTCTGGGTGGTGATCGTAAGGATGTTCTACTACTTGATGTGACCCCACTAAGCCTAGGTATTGAGACCATGGGCGGAGTGATGACCAAACTAATACAGAAGAATACCACTATTCCAACAAAGAATAGCCAGGTATTTTCCACAGCCGAAGATAATCAACCGGCTGTAACGATCAAAGTCTATCAAGGAGAAAGAGAACTTGTACAACACAATAAACTGCTAGGCGAATTCAATCTTGAAGGCATTGACCCTGCACCAAGAGGTATGCCACAGATTGAAGTAACATTAGATGTTGATGCTAACGGTATTCTAAAAGTAAGTGCTAAGGATAAAAAGACTGGCAAAGAAAATAAGATTACTATTAAGTCCGATTCTGGTCTTAGTAAAGAACAGATTGAGGAAATGATTCGCGATGCTGAAGCTAACGCTGACGCCGATAAAAAGCAACGTGAGTTAATTGATACACGTAATCAAGCGGATTCGGTAATCCACAAGATTCGCACTGATCTTAAAGAAGTTGAAGGTAAACTCTCAGAGGATCAGACGAAGAATATACAAGATGCTATCGTTAAACTAGAAGAAGCAGTAGCAGGCACAGACAAAGAAGCAATTACAACTAGATTGTCAGAATTGTTTGTTGCCTCAAATGTTTTAAATGAAGTAAAACAGCAGCCAACTGCAGAAGCGTCTGATCCACCTAAATCTGACGATGATGTTATTGATGCTGAATTTAAAGAAAAGAAGTAAAGAATATGTAGCCTAGATGCCTTCGGGGTCTAGGCTCATATATGTCATAACTTGCTTAATGAAAGGAGAACGTACTATGACAACCTATATCACAACTTTTGACTTACCTACACTTGCTCGCCACGCTGTTGGTTTTGACCGACTATTCAATGAGCTCAATCGTACTTTTGCTAATAGCAAAGTTAACGATAACTATCCTCCGCATAACATTGTTCAAATTGACGAAACACATTATGCTATTCAACTAGCCGTTGCCGGCTTTGCTGAGGATGAACTAGACATTGAATACAAGGACAATGTTTTGACAGTTCGCGGTGAAAAGCGTGAAAAAGAAGAACTAACTTATCACTATCGTGGTATTAGTTCTCGTAATTTTACTCGTAGTTTTCCACTTGCCGACCATATGGAAGTTCGTGGCGCTACAGTAGTAAATGGTATTCTAGCAATTAGTATTGAGCATATTGTTCCAGAAGAAGATAAGCCCAAGAAGATTGCAATTACTTTTACTAAGTAATATAATAACAGTGGGGGAATAATCCCCCACTTAACTTTGAAAAATTATGAGTAAAACTGACATAATTGTAAAACCCAAAATTCAAGTAAAATCAAATATTAAACCACCTACGTTATTCAATGTCATATATATGAATGACAATGTAACTACTATGGAATTTGTAGTAGAATCTTTAAAAAGTATTTTCCACCATTCCGAAGAAACTGCACTAGAATTAACTCACAAAATACATGAAGATGGTAGCTCTGTTGTAAGTACATTACCTTACGAAATTGCCGAACAGAAAGGCGTTGAAGCAACACTATTGGCTCGCAATAATGGTTTTCCTCTTAACATTAAATTAGAACCAGCTAACTAATGATATTCAATAAAATTCGAGAACTTAAGGATAAAGGACTTAAGATTGGAATTACCTTTTCAACTTTTG